GTTGCCCGCAACGGTGATCTCGTCGGCGACATGTACGTCGAGCTCGTCGCCAAGTCTGGCATGGATGAGGAGCAGGCTGCTTGGATTGCCGAGCGTGCGATCAACAACGTCGAATTATCAATCGGTGGCCAGCGTATAGACAAACAGTACGCCAAGTGGTGGCGTCTCTACTCCGAGCTCTACCTCGATGAGTCCAAGAAGGCTTCCTACGGTAAGATGTCTTCCGGTGTCGCCGGCAAGACTGTCTATTTACCCCTATACTTTTTCTTTAACCGCAATCCCGGTCTGTATTTGCCTTTAATTGCGCTGCAATATCACGAGGTGAGACTAGATTTTGATTTATCGGGTACCTTCGAAGACTGGCTTAACACCTCCACCTTCAAGGTCTGGGCCAACTACATCTACCTCGACACTGAGGAGCGTAGGCGTTTTGCGCAGAAAGGACATGAGTACCTCATCGAGCAGGTTCAGCACACTGGCGCTGATACCGTTGACTCTGGCTCCACCAAGCAGGTGCGCCTCTCGTACAACCACCCCGTCAAGGAGCTCGTGTGGTGCTTCTCCAACACCGCTTCCACCAACTCCATGTGGAACTTCACCACTGCGTCCACTGATGCGGATGTCAAGCTTCACACTGCCGCGGCTGCCGCGACCTCCAACGCCCTCGTCTCCACCTCCACCTTCGGTGCTCCCATGCTTGGTCTCGGTGAGCTCGGTGGCTCCGCTCTCTTCGTCGAGGATCAGGTCGGTCCCCTCAACACCTTCAAGCTTGTTCTTAACGGTCAGGACAGGTTCAAGGAGCAGAAGGGTAAGTACTTCAACACCGTTCAACCCTTCCAGCACCACACTGGTTCCCCATATCCCGGTGTGTATGCATATAGTTTTGCTCTCAAGCCCGAGGAGCACCAGCCCACTGGTACTTGCAACTTCTCCCGCATTGACAATGCCCAGGTTGCTGTTACCATGAACACCGCCAACGATGCTACCACCATGCACATGTTCGCGACTAACTACAATGTCCTCCGTATCCAATCCGGTATGGGTGGTCTCGCCTTCTCTAACTAAGCATACAAATCAAATTTGTATTTGCTATTAAAAATTCATATTTAAAAATTGAAACCACACAATTTTTAAATTTGAAAGCTTAAAAATAACACTAGTAACGACGTTATGATACTACGACGAATTTATGATCTTTTCGTGAAAGTGGAAAAACCCAAGTTAGGTCGATGGTCTCTAAAGACGTGTAACGAAATTTCAACATCTATAAACTCTGTGTATCAGAACAGGGATCACTGTGGTGACACTATATGTAAAACGCCAAAGAAGGCAACGGACTTTTTTAAAACGCATATGCCATATACAGGTTTTAAAAAGGATTTTTGATTAAACATTTATAGGGCGAGGACGGCGACGGTGTATTTTGGTTTGTGGTCTATATTTAGATGTCCACCATCTGTAACCACCGAAGCCAACAGAGATCATAGATATACAGCAAAGGCAACAAAGTACTAAAAGTATGATTAATGGGATCATTTCTCCTATTGCCTCTTCATTTGCTGCGTTAGTTATGTCATCTTCACACATTCGTGTAAATGTCTCATCTGTATTGAGCTTAGCTTTCTCTGCGTTAGATGCATCTTCACTCACCTGTACATCCCTACATACGCGTTTAGGGAATTTCTTGTCCTTAGGAATCCTAGGTAGTGACTGGACATACTCCTTAGGTAGTGGTATAGGTAAAGCTAAAGCTTTGGACACTATATCCATCTTACTTTATGACAACAAATTATTTGTCACCAACTACACTGGTGTTCCGGGGACGATTTCTGATAGTCATGGCCTTTGTTGGAGTTTGGATGTAATTTGGTACGAGGTTATCCTCCCAATCCCAGAATGTAAAGTTACCGACAGGAATCTTGTGATCGTTTGTAACTAAGCAACACACAACCTTGTCAATCTTGTTAGTTGGTTCAGCCTTGGAGAAGTTGCGAACCTGTTTGTAGACGTTACCGTCCTTTACGTAGTGAGAACCAGTTACGTGAATGTCACCAATCTTGTAATAAGGATCACTTTGATTCTTAATCTTCATAGTAGCTTCAACAATGCTTCCGTTAATAAGAACATCACCAAGTTCAAGATTCTTCATTTGGCGGGTAGTACCATTCTTAAGTTGGACTTCAGTCTCGGGAGCGAAGCAACGACGGCGAAACCTTGCAAAACGGGGCCTTCTAAATTTACGCCCGAAACGTCCCATTCTTCCAAAGCGGCGGGGACGGAACCTACGACGCCTAAATCTAGGCCTAAAGCGTCTAGGGCGTCTAGGGCGTCTAGGACGTCTGAACCTACGTACGCGCTTCTTTCTTACCACCCTTTTCTTTCTCATACGGAGAAATGCAAAAATACCCCCACCTATGGATGAAGAACAGCAGCACGCTACAAGCGCCGCTATCATCCATGTATTATCCCCACCTCCACCTTGACTTGCTAAAGGAACTGGTCCGTTCATTATGTATTAGATCAATATTATAAATTGACCTTTTGATCTTCCCAATCCCAAAATATATGTTCGCCTACTGGTATTCTGTGATCATTTGTAATTATACAACTGACCACTTCATCAAATGTATCCGTAGCTCTAGACTCTTTGAATTTTTCGACTCTTACATATTTATTAGATACTAAGCTTGTAGTTGCCTTAATATAATGTGATCCTGTGACGAGTATATCAGCATCAAGTTCCTTACTGAAAATACGGTAGTATTTATCTCCTTCGTTTCTAATCTGTAGAGTGGCATTTACAATGCTACCATTCGTTAGAACATCACCAAGCTTAAGATTCTTAATGGGTACAGTGGTACCATCTTGAAGCTTTATAGGGGTTTCGGGGGAGAAACAGAATCTAGGCCTTCTGAAAGATCTACTAAATCTACGGAATCCACGTCTACTGAACCCTCTTCCAATTCCACGTCCAAACCTACGGAATCCTCTTGACACCTTACGTGCTGCGGCTCTTGCTTTACGTGCCGCGGCTCTTGCTGCGGCTTTTGCTCTACGTGCAGCAGCTCTTGCTGCGGCTTTTGCTCTACGCGCCGCGGCTCTTGCTGCGGCTTTTGCTCTACGTGCAGCAGCTCTTGCTCTGGCTGCTGCGGCTCTTCTAGCTGATAGAGCTCGGGCTCGGGCAGCTGCTTGTGCTCGTCTAGCCGCGTCAGCTCTTCGTCTAGCCGCGTCAGCTCTTCGTCTAGCGGCTTCAGCTTCAGCTCTTCGTCTAGCGGCAGCGGCTTCAGCCTGTTTTTTTGCAGCTGCCTGATCAGCTTGTCTCTTTTTGAAAAATGCAAAAGCAGCTCCACCTCCACCCAAAAGACTTACTGATGAGGAAGACGCCGAGGCAGCGCACCCCATCATCAACATCATTGGCATAGCCATATTGGATGATCTTATTATATGTTTAGAAGATTATCTTCCCAATCCCAAAACACGTGTTCACCTATAGGTATTTTATGATCATCTGTAATTAGACAGTAAACAACGCTATCGAATGTATCTGTAATTTTAGCTTCTGGGAAATGTTTGACTTGTACATAGTCATCACCGTGTTTGACATAGTGTGTTCCGGTGACATATATATGTTTATCAAGATTTAACGAGTATATTTTATAGTATGGCTCATTTTGGATCTTGATTTTCATCACAGCAGTTACAGTGCTACCATTTGTGAGAACGTCGCCAAGTTCCACATCCTTCATGTGAATGAGATCCCCATTTTGAAGTTTTATGGGTGTTTGGGGTGAGAAACAACCACCTCCCCCTCCACCACCACCACCTCCGCGTCGTCTTCTTCTTCTTCTAAAACTATCTCTCCAACGACGTATTCTTCTCGCAGGTGATCGTCTTTTAACTGTTTTAGGTCTGCGATGCCCATATATCTTTGCCACCTGTTGAGCATAAGTTAGTTTCTTAACTTTTGGTTTAGGTTTAGGTTTAGGTCTTCTAATAATCCGTCTAATTGCTCGCCCGAATCTAGGGCGTCTAAATCTACGGCGCCGGTGACGACCGAATCTAGGTCTAAAACGTCTAAAGCGACCGAATCTAGGTCGTCTAAAACGTCCGAATCTAGGGCGTCTAAATCTTCTTCCCCTAAATACTGAGGGTCTTCTCAAAAATCTTGAGGGTCTAGGGCGTCGTGGTCTTGCAAACCCTTTTTGTACTTGCTTTCTACGAAGATACAAAAAAGCTGCTCCACCAGCTGATGATAGCGAGGAGGATAAACCCACCGCTATCATTGCGATCATCGCCATGATGAATGCTTATAATATACATATAAAATTACTGAGCAACCGTCTTACGAGCAGCCCTAGCCGATCGTATTTTATTGAATATCACATCAACATTCTTCTTTGTTGGGATGAGGTTATCCTCCCAATCCCAAAACACCATATTACCTACGGGGATCTTGTGATCACTTGTCACTAAGCAGCTGACAACATCATCCACCTTATCGGTAAGCTTGGCATTTGGTAAGTCCTTAACTTGCACATACTTCATGCCATGTTTGACATAGTGCTTACCGGTTACATAAATGTCACCAATCTTGTAGTAAGGATCGTTGTAATTCTTAATTTTCATAACTGCGTCTACAACACTACCGTTAATGAGAGTATCACCCAACTTCAAGTTCTTGATCTTCACAGTCTTACCATTCTCAAGCTGAATGGGGGTTTCGGGGGAGAAACAGAATCTAGGCCTTCTGATTCGGATACGAGGTCTTCTAAACACTCTCTTAAATCCACGCCCAACTCTACGTAAAGCTTGTCGTCTTTTTGTAACAAATCTTCCAACACCTCTGACACCCTTCTTCGCGAGATTAAAAGGTGCCTTAATGAGTTTCTTACCAGCACCGAATGGATTCATCAAAGTTCTGAAAAATCCCATTATCACATTGAAAAATATAACAATTGGGGCTACAACGAGACCAGACGATGATGAAGATGACACCGACATGGAGCACATCATCAGTAGGGGCATCATATTAGCAGCCATCTTTATACCCTTTGTTACATTGTACTGAGAAAAAATTACATAAAAGTTTGGGACATATTTAGTATATGTATGAAATATACACCGATGGAAGTTGCCTCGGAAATCCTGGTAGAGGTGGATGGGCTGCTATAAGCAAGGACTTTAAGCTGTGTGGGTCTCAACCTAACACTACAAACAACGTGATGGAGATGACTGCGATTATCAAAGCACTCGAACAATGTGTATGGATGGAGGAGAATAACGTGCGTATTATTACTGATAGTAACTATGTGAAACAGGGTATATCCACCTGGATTCACAACTGGAAGAAGAATGGATGGAAAACTTCCAGTGGTGGAGATGTTAAGAACAAGGAGTTATGGGTTAAACTTGATAAATTAAGGATGCGTTTTATCATGATTGAGTGGAAGTGGGTAAAGGCGCATAATGGTACACCCCAAAATGAAGCTGTCGATAAATTAGCCAGGGAGTGCGCTAAAAATTTGTCCATGTAATTTAAGTCCATGAGTGTTCAGAAGCAAGACGAACACTGTGAATGGTGTGAGAAGCAGGAGAAACTGCTAATCAAATGGGCAGAGAAAGCCGCCGGGTATCGATGGTTACACAACCATGCGCGCCTTTATTATAAAAAGCAAAACGACTGGCTGGCTTATCCGTCTATCGTCATAGCCTCAATAACGGGTGTGGGAGGTTTTGCCGTTCTAAACCCTAGTGGTAATGAGGATGTTTCTCCTGAAACTAAGAACAATATAATGATAATCCAATATTTCTTTGCCTTCCTAAATGTGTTAGGTGGTATTCTTTCGAGTATCTCAAAATTTAGCCAGTCTTTACCTTTATCTGAATCACATTCAGCTATGTGTGTAAATTGGTCGAAGTTCTATAGGTCAATAGATATGGAATTATCTCTTGATATTAAGCACCGAGGAAATGTTGTTGAATTCATCATGAAGTCAAGAGAGGAATACGACAAACTTTTAGATGATGCTCCAGACATCCCAGCTATAAGTATACAGGCATTCATGGTACAATTTCCCGAGAAAGAAAACAAGCCCGATGTTTGTAATGGTTTAAGTATAGTTGTAAGTGATGATGCAGCCTCAGTAACTTCATCTAAACGCGCTGTATCTAGATGGCTCAATGCTTTCAAGGGGGTAAAAGATGGCAGGAGGAAAAGCCGTGACGTTGAGATGGATGAATTAAACAGGATGGAATCCGTATAAATAAAATATAGTCTAACTATAAATGCAAAGATTACCTGCGGTCTTCCTTATCACGTTTGTATTCGGTATACTCTACATGATGCTTGACAAGGCGAGCAACAAAAACTTTGGTTTCAAGACTATGCTTGATCCCTTTTATTTCAGTTTTACAACTATGAGTACCGTGGGTTATGGTGATTACTCTCCAAAGACGGACATGGCTAAGTTTTTGGTTATGATCCACCAGGGTCTCCTCATTGGTGAGATTATTAGCCTCTTAGGTCTTGAGGCCAATTCCAGCTTATCTAATCGCATGGCTCAGTTAAAGAACATGGTACCTCCTATGCCATCTAAGGTGGCTTAAACGGTACAAGATTTGTCTGCGAATAATGCGTAAAAAGCGGTCGCTCCTATTGTAGTAGTTACCAAAAGATTCTTATGTTGAGGTAAAAATGCCATAGCCACTATAAGTAGGCACAGTATGTAAATGTACACAAACTGTGCGTATTCAGTGACAGCTCTAGAATAGCGACTCAGACCAGGTGAACCCGGGTAAGATACAAATGGTGCGTTTGATTCATTCCTACTTTGAGTTGGTTTGAAGTTCTCAAAAATAACATTATTCTCATCCACCTTAATATCATCACGACTTCTGCACAATGTGTTGAAGTTTAATTGATCATCCTTACATTTCGCCTTTGCTTCAGCTTCAAGGAATTCTAGGAGTTCTTTGGCATAGCCCATATACATTCCAGCGTTAGCGGTTCCACTTCCCTTACATGTACCAAAAATAAGGCGCGTTATAAACTTTCCACTTATGTTGGGATCACTGGAAAGTAAAATCTTACAATTAAATTGATTGAAAAGATCTACAACATTACTAGGATCTTTGTTAATCTTGGTATCGAAACCATCTAGAAATATCACGATATCCGTGGCATTCTTGGTTTTTAAGTAGTCAGTGACACCCTTTGTCTTGTCGGAGAACCCCTTCCATTCTGTTCCCCATCCCAAAACCTTGACTGGAACATTAAACTCGTTATTCACGAGTTCTTCAAATAAGCCATGTGATTTATTGGCATATGTCACTATCTCGTATGACATTTGATATATGCTGATATTAAAATTCAACCCACTTAAAGTCAAGGCTCCTAAATAATATGTGGGAAGGAGTCCCACCGTTATACAAGTTGGTTAGTAATATAACCAAAAGCACCGTTCCTATAGCTCAGTTGGTTAGAGCGTGGTGCTTATAACGCCAAGGTCACGGGTTCGAGCCCCGTTGGGAACACTCCTTTTAGAATGATTGTCCTCATTGTAAAAGTTGTGAATAATTTAATAACCGGGTTTAAGATCATCGGGTGTGGCATCCGGGAAGACGCGTGAGAAGAACAAAGGTCTTCCATGTTCACTGTGTCCTATCGTACTTTTGTGAGTTCTATCTACATGCATAAATCTACTCAAGTCTTTGTAATAGACCTTAGCTCCCCTTGAAATAAGATCCTCATGTTTCATATCTACATGGTTGTCCATTGGATAGAAGAATCTTCTGTACCACGCCATATTATGTACGTTAATTAGATAGCACTTTGTACTAGAGATCCACTTTACCTTCTCTAGAGTTCCTTCTATTTTATCGGGAAGTCTAGATAAACAGTGGAAGAAACACATATCAAAGTCGTCTCCCTTTTCGTTTATGACCGATTGAATTTCATCGTAGATTCTATTGGAGTCTATGACTACGTTATCCTCAAATATGACCGCGTATTTTAGACCTTGGTTTATACACTTTTCGTAGAATTTCATGTGTCCCATGAAGCACCCAATAGCCCCTAGGTTGAAATAGGTTATGTCCGGACGTTTAACATCTGGATCATTATACATCTCTACAGCCTTCTCATAGTAATCTGGGTCTACCTGTTCACGATATTTTTCAGCCAATTTTGGGGTTCTAGTATCCTTACCGTATATGATTTCAAGTGGTATCTTTTTGTCTATACTACGGATGAACTTTTCACTTCTCGCTGACTCATTCTTCATAGCCAATAAGAAACATTTGAAGTCGTACTTTTCAAACTTTTTTCGCTTCGTGTACCCAAGTAGTAAGCATATGATCACAAAAAGTACGACATATACGATCATATTACTTAAACAAGAGAAAATTTATATAGATAAGAATGAATGGTATAGATGTATGTGGTCTGGTAGGATCCGTCGTCATCGTCATAATGTTCATACCTGAAATTCACCATGTGTACAAACACAAAGATGCAAAAGCTATAAATTACAATTTTCTTCACTTGAATCTCACGGCAAGTATATTGTCCCTCGTGTATTCGTTCCACTACAATGTGATACCCATGACCATCACCAATGTTTCAGCTGGTCTTTTCTCCTT